CTACTTCTGTATCAGAAGTACCTTGTGACCAAAGAATTGAGTTATCAAAACTTGAAAATCTCATTACAGCATTTAGAGTTCCAGAAGCATCTATTCCTTTAATGCCATTAGAATAATTGCCTGTATTGCCATTTGTTAAAGTAATAAAATTTTCTGCACTTGAATTGCCTTTAACATCAAGTTTTGTAGCAGGTGTACTCGTACCAATACCCACCTTGCCTGTGTTGTAGTAAATGTCAGAACCGCTAGTTGTCCATTGGCTTGAGCCGCTGCCGCCGTTCTGCCAGCTTGGAGCAGCAGCCGCGCCGTTCGACGTCAGCACCTGGCCAGCAGTACCGTAGTTCGCACCGCCAACACCAAACTGACCAGCAGAGCCGATGCGGAAGCGCTCAGAAGGACCAGCGCTGCCGTCCGGTGTCGTTCCAAACACCAGGTCAGTAGGCATGTCGTTAGTGCCTGGCGTCGCGCTCACCAGCGCGTTGATGTACGCGCCCTGCAAATACTGCGTGCCGTCATAGCCCCTAAAAATCAGGTTGCCCATTACGTCGCCGCTTTGGACGATCGCGCCGTTGCGGTTTTTCTCGAGCACGACATAAGACGCGTTTGCATCCGCAGTCGTGTTGCGCTGAACCAGCTGAGGGTAGTAACCGCTGTTGGAGACCAACGCGATACCGGCTGACGTCACGTTGTCGGGTGTGGTTGTTCCGATACCCATCACACCCGTCGAGCTCACAACAAACGGCGTCGCGTCAGATGCCACGTCCTCGATGTAGAGCGCGTTGCCTGAGCCCGTCTGCGTAATCTTCAATGCGTCGCTGGAAGTGTTCGCGGTGATCGTCTGGTTTGCAGTAAACACATTGGCCGCGGCCAGCTGTGCGTAGCCTGACGCGGGCAAGTACGCAACGACCCAAGCAGAGCCGTCATAGACGCGCATCTCGTTGCTGGTGCTGTTCCAGTACAGGTTGCCCTCAACCAAAGCGCCGCCAGTGTTGTTGGTCGAAGGGTCAGAGGCCTTGCTGCCAAGGTACTGGTTGTCAAATGCGGTGTATGACGCGGCTGCGTTGGTCGCCTGCGTTGTGGCGATGCCTGCTTGGGTAGTCGCAATGCCTGCTTGAGTCGTCGCGATACCGGCCTGCGTTGTTGCCGTGGCAGCCGACGCGGCAGCCGTTGTGGTTGAACCAAAGATTGTGTCGATGTAGTTCTTGGTCGCAGCGTCCTGGGCCAGCGTTGGATCAGCCAGGCCGGTGATCTTGTTGGCGCCCATGGCGATCACGCCTGACATGGTCCCACCAGTCAGGTTGAGCTTGAGTGCCAGGCCGGTGTCGGCGTAGTCCTTAGTAGCAGCGTCAGCGGCATTTGATGGAGCGCCCAAGCCTGTGACCTTGAAGCCACCCATCGCCAAGTTGCCAGTCATCGTGCCGCCAGTTAAGGACAGCTTTGCAGCCAAGAGAGTGTCTGTCTGTGCGCTGGTGTAGGCGTCAGCAATGCCAAAGCCAGCCAATGTGGTGGGGTTTGTGCCAGCAGTCACGCGGCCATACGCGTCAACAGTCACCGACTTGTAGGTCGATGCAGTCACGCCAGTGGTGGCCAGGTCTATGTCGTCAGTGCCGACAACAATGCGAGACGCGGACGCAGTGCCGACGCTGAGAGTGTTGCCAGATTTGTAGAGACCAGCGCCAGCAGTGATCTGGCCAGCGCCTGAGAACTGCTCCCAGGTCACAGCAGTCACGCCCAGCGTGCCGCCAGCAGGCGACGTGCAGACCCAACCAGAGTTGTCGTTGACTGTGCCTTCTTCCACAAACGTGAAAGCGCCCACCAGCTCTGCCCATGTGTCGGCATCACTTGCACGCGACCAGCTGCCGGCAGCCACGACGTAGATGCCGTTGTTGGCTGCCGTTGATTGATCCTTAACCAGAACGCGATCGCCAGCGATGACGGCCACGCCGTCGATTGTCTGAGTGCCAGACAAAGTGATGTTTGCAACAGTTGCTGCGCGGCACGATGCCTTGACATCGAGGCCCTGAGCGACGCTGTCAACGTAGGCCTTTGTGGCCGCGTCCTGGTCAGCTGTTGGAGTGCCCAAGCCCGTGATCTTGCTGGAGCCCATTGCAATCGCGCCAGCCATAGTGCCGCCTGCAATAGCCAAGCGCAACGCGTCTTGAGCGTCAACGTAGGTCTTGTTGGTGACATCACCACCAGCGCTTGGAGCGCCGACGCCAGTCACCAGGTTGCCGCCCATAGCGATGTTGCCGCTCATAGTGCCGCCAGTCAGCGACAGCTTGAGCGCGTCCTGCGTGTCAACGTAGCCCTTGTTGGCTGCGTCAGATGCGTTGGTTGGGGTGCTCAGGCCGGTGATGGTCGCGGAGCTGCCGGCAGTCATGTCCAACGCGCCAGTGATCACCACGTCGTTGAATGTCGATGTGCCAGAGGCAGCCGTCACGTTGCCGGTGACGTTGCCAACAACTCCACCTGTTGCTGTAATCGCACCAGTCACGGCCAAAGTAGAGGCCAAAGTGGTCGCGCCAGTCACGCTCAGAGTGCCGCTTGCGCTGGCGTTACCCAAGACCGTCAAAGCCTTGCCGGCTGCAACCGTAAGACCGACAGTCGAGAACTGAGCGACGTTAACGCCCAGTACGGCCATCCAGGTCGAACCAGATCCAGAGCGATACAGGCCGGTGTTGGTCTCGTTCAAGTAAGACAGACCAGGGCCGCTGACGTTGCCGTCGGCAATGCGGAAAGGCGCCAGCATGCCGCCAGCGCCAGTGCGCGAAAGGGAGTTCGTCAGCGCGTCAGCAACGTCCTCCAGAGTCGTGTTGGCCCAATCGGCCTCGATGACGTCACCAGGCGTGACGGGGTTGCCGCCTGGTAGCGTGTAAATACCGGATGCGTTGCGTGGCATGTGCCTCTCCTATTACTGAGTGTCCATTTGAATTGCTGTCTGCGCCGCGTAGGGACGCAAGATCTCAGCGATCGTTTTCGGGTCCTTGGCTGACATTATCTTTGCAGCCGTCTTGGGGTCTGTCAGAGCTCGAGCCAGAAGCTGTTCTGTCTGGCTTTGAGTCATCTTGAATGGGAAGCCCATCAGGCCAGTGGTAATGCGTCCAATCATTGAATCAGCCGCGGATTGAGGGATTCCCAAGGGGCCAAGGAATTGGCGCACGACGTTCTGAGCGCCCAGGTATTGGGCAGTCGGTGAACCTGGTACGCGGGCAAGCTCTTGAGCGCCGGCATAACGCGCCATGTCTTGGCCGATGCCATTGATCTGGGCCATCTGCGCAGGGTCCATGACGCTGTCCATCTTTGCGCCTTTTAAGCCAGTGGCCTTGCGAGCTGTTGCATCCGCGTTGCGCAATGCGTTGGCGTAGCTGTTCGCGTTAACGCGAGCCAACGAGCCTTCGCTAAAGTCGGTCAAAGCAGGCAATGCGGTGTTGCGAAGCTGCTGAGCGATGTTCATCTGATTGATCGGACGCGACATCTGCTTGAAGGTCTCACGCGCCTCCATGAACTTGGGAGACGCTTGCTCAAGGTAGTCCAGGATCTCGTCCTTGATGTTCATGAGCACGCCCTGGTCGTCCTTGCCCGCTGCGCCGATCTTGTCGTCTAGGGCACGCACGATGTACTGCATCCCGCGCACGCTGCCTGATGGGTCGCCAATGTCGATGCCTTCATTGAGCGCCTTGACGCGAGCCGCGGCGACAGCTTCCTGCACTACAGGCTTCTTCATCAGGTTGGCCGCTTGAGCGTCTAGCTGCTTGGAACTGTTCAAGCCGGCAGCTCTAGCCTGGCCGTAAAGATCGTCGGCAGTAGTGCCTCGAGCGGCGGTGAAGAACTCCATGCGGCCATCGTTTCCAGCCAGGTCATCAAGCACGCCTTTGTAGCCGGCAAACTGTTGGCCTCGAGCTTGAGCCAACGCACTGGCAACGTCAGACGAAGCAGAAGCCGCGCCGCGTTGAAGCTGAGCGATGCCAGGGTCCATCGTGGCCTCGGCCAATGTTGGAGTGACGCCAGGGACGTACTCGACAGGATTGGCTGCAGCTGCACGAACCTTTGCGGGGTCAGTAGCAAAGCGATCCAGCGTGCGCTTTAAGATGCGTTCGCGGCCAGACTGCCACAGGGGCTCCAATGCGGCCTTGCCGCCGCTGTAAGCAGAAGACAGCACCCTACCCCCTACCTCGCCAGCTGTACCTGCCAGAGCGCCCGTTGTGGCGCCACCAGACATGTCTTCTGGGGTTGTTGCTGCACCGATGATTGCGCCTGACCCGGCAGCACCTGCATAAGGTGCAACACCTTTGAAAACGCCTGCAGCTCGAGGAAGCATGCGAGCTCCCGCTTGCACGCCCTTGGTAATTGCTTGGGCGCCCTTCAGACCAGGCACAAACGTCAGTCCTGCGTCAGTGAGGCCTTTGCCCCAAGCGCCGGCACTGGTGTCCATCAAAGGTTTGTCCAAGGCCTCATCGGCTTTGGCTGCTGCCTCGTCATAGTCACCGATGCCGACCATGTTGGCCAAGCGCTTGGCTGAGCGGCCAAGATCCACAAAGGACTTGCCCGCGCCCGCCAATAGTTTGTCGGTGGTGGACATCGAGCCAACCAGCTCCTTGTTCAAGCGATCGCGCTCGGTGTCGTAGTCGATGTTGCTGTAAAACTTTGCAGCGGGGATGTCGCTGTAATACTTTCTGCGCAGTGAGATCAGCAGCTGATCGTCAGACAAGTCCCCATACATGGGGAACTTCTCCCGGATCTCGGAGACTTTAATCTTGTCCATCAGCTAGGCCTCCGCAGACCCAATGGGTCATTGTCGGCAGCAGGCGCTCCACCTGGTGCGTTCTGCGGCAAAGCGCGGCCAGCGCGGGATTGCAACGACTTCATGTAAACGTCGTAGCTGGCCGTCTTCTGTGCAACCAGGCCAGGCTTATCACCCAGCTGAGGCACAAGCTCGCGCACCTTTTGTTTTGCTTCGTACTCATTCATGCCGGCGCCAGTAGCGGCACGCAGCAAAGCCTCGGCCATTGAGCTGCCTGCCTGAACAAACTTTTGACGGTCCTCGGGTCGAAGCTGGTTGGCAAAGTCTTCGCCAACGCCTGGAATAAATCCAGCAGCCCGCTCGCCAATAGTTGGGTACGCGGCCTGAGGGTTCTTCTTGATGACCGATTCCATGTTTCGGCGGGCGTTGTCAGCCTGAAAGAACCAGCCTGCTGCCTTGCGCTCATCTTCGGAAGGTTGTGCGCTGCTGGCACGCGGCAGCACCTGGCCTTGATAGGCCATTGGCTGACCGCTTTGATCATAGGTAAACAGCTGGCCGTTCTTTTGCCTAAAAATTGGCTCGTTGTTGGGGCCAGAACCCACTTGCGTGGCTTGCCCAGCGCCCAGCCCACCACCGCCGCCGGTGGCAACCATGCGTTGCGTGTTCGCGTTCATCAAACGAATTTCGTTGACGATTGCGTCTTGCCCAGCTTGGTAGCGAGCCTTATCTTGTGCTGTGAGCGCTGTCTCTGCCATCTGCTGGTAAGCGCGAGCCTGCTGCATAAGAAACTCAGCTTTCTTGTTCTGAGCAGCTTCAGGGTCTTTGATGTACTGACCGTCTGCCGTGATCATGCCGCTGCCCAACTTCATTGGGTCGCGAGCTGCGGCTGCCTTTTTCAGGAGCTGCTCTTGCACGGGTGCAAAACTTTCGCCGGCATATTGAGCCGCCAACGCGGTTAGCATGTCGCGATCGCCCTGCTCACCTCGCTGCTTGGCAAACGCCTGCAGCTGGCTCATGTCGGGCTCCTGGTCATACAGCTCAGAGCCTTGTTGATACAGCTGGGCGGCTCTGCCGCGCAAAGCCTCAATGGAGTTAGGCAGCATCGTTCCCTGACCAGGCTGCACGCTGTTAGACAAAACGCCGCCAGGAGATTGAATCTTAGCCCGCGCTTTTTGCAGCAGGCCATAGCGTGGCTGCTCAACATCGTTGTTGAACAGTCTGTAATCAGTTTCAAAATCGGCCATGTTCAGGCCTCATTACCGTAGGTTGGCAAGTTGGCGTATGGGTCCTGATAGCCTGCTGACGAAGCGCCTGGGGTGACGCCCATGCCACCTCGGCGGCGCTTGCGCAGCTCCTCAAGAGCCATGCGCTGGCGATCGTTCATGCCGCGCATGCCAGCGTCAACGCCGCCTTGTGCCTGTGAAGCTAAGTAGCCCTGGCCCAACTGTGCAATTGCCTGGCCGATGCCTGGCGCGACGTAGTGCTTGCCGACCATCTGGCCTTCCATTGGCTTGAGAGAGTTGCCGCGCAAGGCGTCAACCATTGCCTGCTTTTTTTTGAGCTCCGCTTCTTCAGGACGCATTTGGCCCATTTGGACCAGGTACTCAAACATCAAATCGTCATTCATCACAGACCTCCGTAATTCACCATCAAATAGCCACTGGCGTGACGCTTGACGAGGTCAGGTCGCACCGCTTCAACTTCTTGGGCAATCACACCGCGTTGCGGAATTCCCATCATTGTGTAGTCATAAATTCCCACGCCAGTCGCGTGAGTGCCAACGCGCTTGATGTTTGACTTCAAGCGACGATCGGAGAACATGAACGCGGCAGATCCAAGCTGCGCGCCGGCGCCCAACAGGTTGCCAAATGCAGCGTTCTGCGCGTTGACCGCGCCCAGCTGCGCGTCGTACTGCGACTGCGTAGCGCCCAAAATGTTGGGGGCTTGAGCCTGGCCAGCAGCGTTAAACGAAGGCATGTTTGGCATCTGCACTTGCTGGCCAGAAAGCAATGCGTTCATCTCGTTCAGGGACATGCCGCGGCGCTGCGCTTCCTCCGCAATCGCCTGCTGGCGCAATTGGTTCTGCGCATTCGCGTATTGCTGATTGAGACCGTACTGCTGAGAGATGGCGTTGTTGCCAGCGTTCATGTTTGCAAGATCCAACGCGCTGGCCTGACCAAGCGCCTGGTTCTGGAATTGAGCCGCCTGCAGGTTCTGGTTGTAGCCCTGCTGCGCAGTGCCCATCTGCATGTTGTACAGGCGCTGTGCTTCATTTCCAGCTGTGTCCAGCGCGTTGTAGCGCTCGGCAGCCTGACGCTGCGACATGTTGTTCAGCTCGCGGTTGTACCCCTCAGTGCCTGGGCGGAAACCCATGTTGGACAGCTTTGTCTCGAGCTGGCGCTGCTGGTATTCATGCACCGGCTGCATCTTGTTCATAAGCTGCGTTGCGACTGTGTCCCTGTAACTTGAGTCAAACTGGGGCAGCGCATTGCCAAAGTTAAACGACGTAGCCAGCCCTGGCGTGTAGTCAGTGGTGGTCGCGTTCAGAGTGCCTGGAGCATTAGCTGCTGTGCGCTGGGGCAGGTTTGCATAGTCGAAAGGCTGCGAGTATTCCTGGCCAACTCGATCCATAAACGAGTTTGCCAAATCGCTTCGCCCTGCCTGAATCGAAAACTGATCATCCAAAGCACCTTGCAGAGCAGGTGCAAGGGACGTGTTTTGCGTCCATGCAGTTACGTTTTGCCCCGTTGCAGGATCAACAGCAGAACGGGTCGTCCAGGTCTGTGACCCAAACGGTGTATTCATCGTTGGCCTGTTGGCAAAGTTCTGCATGTTGAGAGCCTCTTTGGACATCTCCCCTTGCAGTTGTGCTGCGCCGACGTAATCAGGCGTTGCTGGTGCTGACGATTTTCCGCCCATGTTCCTTCTCCTTGATCCAGCGGCAGTCCTCTGCCTTCATTTCAAACATTACGCAGTCAATTGTTTCTGCGATCTTCTTAAATCCCAATTTTTCGTTCATCTTCAGCGCGTCGCCAAGATGCTTTGGTGTGAGGCCGTAAACCGCGTCTTTACCGCAGTGAACAAACGGGTACTCAAATGCCGCACGCCAAAGATTCTTGCTCAACCCATGTGGCCCATCAAACGCGACGTGCATCCAGCACGCATTTTCCGTCCACGCGTTGTATGCAACCGCGCCAGCGATTGTCCCATCGTCACGCATTGATGCCACAGTGCGCAGATCAGACGACCAAGGCAGATTCACCTTGTGGTGCATCCACTGCCAGATGACTGGCGGTTGGCCGGGCTGATCTGTTACCAACTTCATTTGATGCCCAAGTTTGCCAAGTAGGCCAAGTCATCGGCCCCAAGTTTGAACGTCGATGCCAATGAACTCATTGGCAAGTCGTACTGATCCTTAAGCGCGTTGACGGTGTAATAATCACCGGCTTTAAACGCGTTCATGATGTCGGTGTTGGGGTCGTAGAACGACATGTTCTCGTGTTCAGTCAACCAGCTGACGTCCTCAGGAGTCAAATCAAACTGATCAACCGCCTGGTCCTGAGTCACTTTGTTTGACGTGATCACATTTTGCAAAGCAGACATGTCGTTTGCTTGGTTAGCGTCTACCGCCTGCTTGCCCCAATTTGTGTAAAAGTCCACGTCGTAGATGTCGTCGAGCCAACGCATGTCGTCATCATTGAGGTTGTATGTGCTTCTAGCCTGGTCTGCCGTAATCTGTTTGTCCACAAGCATTTGCTCAAACCCGCCCAAGTCAACATCGGACATGTTGGTGGGTAACCCCGTAACTGGATCTGACTTAATTCCCAAGTTGTTCCAGTCCTGTGAAGCCTGCAGTCCAAGAGCAGATTTAAGCGGCGGCGCAGTTCGAGGCACATACGCCGTGCCTGAGCCTTCGCCAGCAACGACTTTGTTTAGACCAGCTGCTGGACTCTTGACCCAATTTAAAGGGGCCGCGTTGGCCTTATTTGCCCATGTCTTAAAGCCAGTGTTTGGGTTCACCGTCTCGGTGCTTCCCCTTAACGATTCGATCAGACTGCTTGCGTACTCTGGAGTTGCAGCCGCCCCTTGGTATCCTGTGACGCCCTGATTGTTCAAGTACGTCAAGTCTTCAGGCAGCAAATTGAAGTAAGACGAGACGTCTTCAAGCCCCAGCTTGTTGCTGTTCAAAATGTCTTGCGTCTTTCCAAAGTCGCCAGATTTGTAAGCGTCATAAACGCCTTGCAAAGTATTTGTTTCCATTACATCACTCCACCAATTTCAGTCATCACATTGCATGAAGTGAAGACTGTTTGTGGCAGGCCCCGCACTTTCATGCGCAGCGAGCCGTAATACCCAAGGCCAGTTGTGCCAGCCCAACCCTGGTAGGTGTTTGTTCCCACCCAGGTTGACGTGTTCCAAATGCCCTCGTCCCAAACGGCTCCGCTGTCCTTGGTAAAGAACGGCGAGCCGCCTACGGGTGTGAGCTGAAACTGCGTGTTCATTTGCAGCTTGATTGCTGGCGCAGCCGTCGAGATAAACGTCGGACGCACCATGCCAAACTTCTTCAGCTGGGCGGGCGTGTTGAACGCCTGGAAGGACGTCTGCACGTCTCCCTCGACATAGTTGCCGCCGTCGCCGTTAACGTCTGCGCCATCTTTGTCGCCTGTCAGACCTTCGCAGACGTAGCCGTCAACCGTTCCAAACAAGAGGCGGCCACCGATGATGCCGGCGCATCGCATGGGGATGCCGACAAACTGACACCAGGCGCCTGTGATCACGTTCATCGCAAACTGGCGATACGTTCCACCGTCAGCCGGCAGCTTGATGACCATCACGTCGGAAGACGGGACGACAAAAACATCGAAATACTTTTCGTTGATAAGTCTGCGCACCAGGGGCGCAAAGACCGACTGAATTTTGGACGCGGGGCCGATCTGCTGGTCTTCGGTGTACTGGCCATTGACGAGCTTGGACATTGGGACCAGGCCTAGCTCGGAGACGATCATTACGTCACCGCCAAACGGGGTGAAGAACGTGCCGTGCTTAGGCACGGGGCCGACGTACCAGACGCCCTTCAGGCTGAAGGTGTCGGCGCTGGTGGGGTCAGTGCCCTGCCACACGCCGATGTCGCCCTCTGTGCCGACCATAATCAGGTAGTCATCGATCGAGAAGCCGGCGTCCATCGTCCAGTTAATCAACGCGGAAACGTAGCCGCCGTTGCGCAGGTTTGAGCCCATTGCAAACGATGTGCAGCTGCCGGTGACGACGTCTACGGCGTCCAGGTAGTAGACGTTCGAATCACCTTCTGCGGTGAACCAAACGCGCTGCTTCCAGACGGCCACGGTGCGCACGGTCGTGGGCAGGCCGGTAGTCGTCGCCGTGCGATCGACCCAGCCAGTGCCTGTGCTGTAGGTCCAGTACCCGGCGCCAGGCGAGACGGCCAACAGAAAAGTGTCGGCAGGCGTGGAGAACTGAGTCGTCCACCACTCGTCAGCATCACTGCCCGTGCCTGTTACAGCAAGCACGGGGGCGCCGGGGGCAGTCACGTCATAGATGTTGCCGTTGGCTGCAATGAATCGCTTGTCGTCATCGTTGACGGGCGCCTTGTAGCCAAAGACAGACTCGACAGAGTCTTCCAAAGGCGTGGTGTATGAGAACCAGCCTTTGCGCAGCTCCACGCCCTGTTGGCGCGGAATGAAGTTGGTCAACGCAAGCGCGTCCAGTGGCGACATGGCCGCGATCGGGTCGCGGTAGTTCAAGCCACCAGTGGGTGCAGGGATGACCTGGACTTGCGCTGTTTGAGCGGCGTAGGACCTTCTAGAGACACGCGGAGATTGAAGCGGCAACAGAGGCATGATCAGACTCCATAGCCGGTGTCTGGCGTGTTCGTCAGAGGCTGGATGTACGGGAATCGGAAGTCACGCGTCATGCTCAAAACAGGAGCGCCTTTTTCTGCGCCCTTGCGGTTCTCAAACGCGATCTGGAAGTCGCGCATAGCCGCGGCAGTGTCCAGGCCCTTCATCTCGAGCCACTTCACGCGGGTGTACAGCGTGATTAGCGTGGGATCGAGCAAAGCCTTGTCACCGTTCTTGGTGATGCGGTTTTTGTAAAGAGTTGGATCGTCCTGGTCTTGAACCCATGCCTGAGACAGATAGAACACGTTCATCGTCTGGGGCGAGTTGGGAGGCGCCAGGACATAGATCAAGTTGTCGCGCACCTGCCAGTAAAACGACAGCACCGGCAGCGTTGTGCGGATCAGCAGCTGCTGCCACATCTGTGGCGAGACAGGGCCGAGAGACGGGAACTGCGTTGTCGCGTTCCAGTTGGTCTGATCAATCCAATCGAAAAAGTCTTCAGGCAGAGGGAAACCTTTTTCCTTCTGGTTGGTGTAGTCGGACTGAATCGGGATCACATAGTTTTTAATCAGCTCCTGCCAGTCGTACATGGTGAGCAGCTCAATGCCGGCCATGTTGGCGGCCTGAATGAACTGCTGAACCGTAGGATCTGGATCGCCTGCAGGGTCTTGGGGGACGGGGAAGGCCACCATCGAGGCCACGTTCTGCACGATGGCCGAGAGGGTCGATTCGTTAACGATTTGAAAGGCCATCCCCTGCTCCTAATTACTCGACGTCAGCTGTTGCTGGCGCCACGTTGCGCTTGGCGGGCTTAGCACTGGCTTGCAGTGCCTCGACCATCGTGCGCAGGTTTTCGATCTCCGCGTCGCGCTTTTGCAGCTCGGCGTTCATCTTCTCGATCGGGGCGTTATTAGCCGCGACCTCCATGAATGCCTTGGCGCGCTGCTTGTCTTGCTGGAAGGACATGAACTTTCCGCCCAGGTTGTCATTCGCGTCGGCAAGCTGCTCGACGGTGATGATCTTGAAGAATTTGTATTCCTCAACCTTGGACGCGTTCATGCCTGGCAAGGCGCTTAATGGAGTGCCGGTGACAGCTTCTTCCTGGCCGGCCTTCCACTTGTTGTAGCGGTCCTGAAAGCGAAAGATGTCCTGCTGACTCAGAGGACGCTCAATCACAGAGGACTTGTCGCCCGGCACATGAATGCGGACGTAATCGACTTCTTCGTACACAGCGCGGCCAGCTTCACGGCTCTTGCCGGGTTGCATGACAGGCTTGCGAAAAAACTCGATGTAGAGCTTGTTATCGGCGGCAAAGCGAGTCTCGTCCGGTTTGGAAAAGTCGCTAGGCTCGTCGAAGATGGTTGGTGTCGTGGGTTGCATCTCTGACCTTTTTTTTTAATTAAGCGTTGGTATCGATCACTAGATCAGTACCAGGGGAGCCACCGATGCGAGAGCCACCGATGGATGCACCGTCAACGCCTGTCAGGCCAATGCCTTCACAGACTGCGCCGGTGGATTGGGATGCAGCCGTGTCAACGACTGCGGGAGCGTTTGCGGAAACTGCGCCGCTAAATGTTGCTGCCATGATTTATTCCTTCCGTTAAAAAACCCGAGGGGTTGTGGGTCTCCCCAGTCCCTCGGGAAAGGGAGACCCACGACGGCCCACCAAAATTAGTTTTGGATACGACCTTGGAACTGAGCACCAGAGGTGGTCAGGTTGCCAGCCCAAGCCAAGATCTGAACTTCAGCGTCCTGGTTGATGGCGTAGCGGCGGTTAGGCGACAAAGGAACCATGTTGCGGTCCTTGTGAGGGCGCCATTTGATGTACTTGCTGTTGAGCATGAAGCCGGTGTTGGCAGGGCAATAGCCGCCGATACCGCCGTCCAAAACAACGTCAGCATCCATGAACTTCAATGTGGGGAAGCCCAAATTGCCAGTCTCAGGAGATGTGAAACGCTGCTGAGCCTGCAAGCTGCCCATGTAGTAAGACCAGTAGTTGTTGTCCAACACGATCAAGTCAGGACGATCAGTACCGCGAACCAAAGAGGCCCACAGACTGTTCAACGCGGCCTGCATAGTGCTCGCGCTAGGTGTCACGCTTTGAGCGCTGAAGTCATACAACTTGGAGCGCCAGAACGTCCATGTTGCGCGGTTGATGCCACCGTAGGTGCCAGTCGTAGGATCGGCAGGCACAGCGGCGTTCAAGCCGGTGACTTCCTTACCGCCAGAGCCAGTGCCGTCTGAGTAGATGGACTGAGCAAGCTGGTTCACCATCGTGGATTCGGCCACGTTCAAGCGAGCTTCGAGCAAGTCGATGAATTGCTCTTTGCCACTGTTTTGCAACATCTCGAGGCCAGACATCACGACGGGCACTGCGTACTGCTTGATTTGGAATTCAGCAGCAGAGATGACGTCTTGAGCAGCCACAGGCAGCAAGTCGTAACCAGAGTAGAAACCGCCGTTCGCGTTTTCAGCGAATGAAAGTTCTTCAAAGATTGTGTTACCACCAGAGATGGTTTTGACGTTGCCGCGTGTGTTCAAACGGGACAACAGGGCGTTGTTTTTTGTAACGTTGTCAGCGATCTGACGTGTGCGTGACTGGATCGTCGTTGCGACGATGTCACTTACATTTGGAAAAGACATGATGACTCCTTCATCTGAGTTAAAACGAGCTTGCGCTCACCTTTTTCAGATGCGCCTACGCGAACCTTTCACAGTCCGACTTCGTCGTAGGTGGGACGCGGAGCGTCTCCTAGGAGCATGCGGTGGCTGGGGTGCTTGGGCACACCAGTCGAGATTTCTCTCAACGTGGTGTGATTATCGCATTACCTTGTGGTCATTGTGATGGCCGCCTCAATTGCAGAGCGCACGTCGGTGCTTTCTTGCCTCAAGGCGCCCATTGGCGCAGAGCCGGAGACCTGCACGGCAGCCGACCTGGCCTTTTGTGCTGCGGTCGTCGTCTGCTGAGCGCCGCGAGCTTTGGCGCGCTGAGAGATCACAGAGCGAACGTTGTCATTCATCAGGCAGGCCTTTTTGTAAGCGTCCTGCAAGGTAATGTTTTGGCCACGGCGTTGCGCTGCCTCGATGATGTCGGCCATGTCCTCGCGCACGTCCTCGCCAAACTCGGCACGCTCCAGGAACGTAGACACCTCGGTCTGCGCGGCCTGCGTGGCCTGCTGCTGCTGCTGATACTGGGCCTGCTGAAACTGCGTGAGCATGTTCTGCATGGGGGCCAGGCGCTGGTTCAGCACCTGCTCGATGGCCACTTGCTGTGGGTCCTGGCGCGGTGTTTGACCAGCCAGGGCGCTGTCGAGCATCTCGATGAAGCCATTGCCAAAGCGGCCAGTGCCAAACTGGTTGACGATGCCGGCCACCAGCTGCGCGAGCTCGGGCGCCGTGCCAGTGCGCAAACGCGCTGCCGTTCCCATAAGGTTGTCAATCGCCTGCAAGGGGTTGCTGTTCTCGGCCTTGATGAACGCCTGATACGGCTCAATCGTCTTCATCACGGCCTCGGCAGTCTTGCGTGCCTCGGCGGTTTCTTGCAAGGTGCGTGCGACCTCAGTCTCGCGGCGCTGGATCTCAGCACGCACTGGCTCAGGTAGTGAGCCCCAGTGCTCGCGAATGTCAGGACGCCATGAAGCTGGCGCCCTTTCGCCTTGCTGACGCGGCTGGGACTTGGGTCCAGCCTGGACACCCTCGGGTTTCTTAAATTTTCCTTGCTCGTCTCTTTCCGGTTGTTGAGCGAGCTCGTTATCGGCTGGCTTGTCCTCAGAAAGTGCATTCAAATCCTGCGATGCGGCGGGATCTCCTGTGGGCTCGGAGGATGCTGCGACGGGCTCGCTAGACTCAACCAGGTCCGGGGCTGATACGGCCTCGGGTGCTGGCGCAAGCTGCAACGGCTCGTCTGCTTTTTCGAACGCGGCCTCAAGGGCGTCGCGCATGGTTGTCGTGGGTTCTGACATGGGTTATCACCTGTTTTGAAGTTTATGAATTGCGCGCTCTATGTCGGCACGCTTAAATGAACCGCCCTCGGTCATGTACCGCTCGCGGCTTTCTTTGGCTTTCGCCCAAGATCCTGTGAAATCGTCCATCGTTGTGAGGCCCTTGGCCTTCATGTACTCACGATGCTTTGTGCGCGAGGAGATGTCAGTGCCATCCGGCGCCTTCATGCCCGCGTAGCTGCTGTCGCCCCACAGGGCGCCAGAGTCGGTGCGCAGCTCAGGTTGGTAGTCATCGGTGATCTCGATCAACTCGCCTGTTTTTCTGTCTTGAATCCAGCGTCTTCTAGTCATGATGGTGATATAATCTCAACATTGATTGATTAACAAAATGGAGGATTTATGAAACCCCAAGTGATCATCGTTACCGGCGACCGCGTGTTGCGTGTCTCCCCGAAAACATGGGCCGCTTTTTTGCAGGCTGCCGCCCTGGTTGTTGACACCGGCGACATGTACCCGCACCTGCAAAAGCAGCTGGGAAAAAAAACCCTGGATGACGTCAAGGCCATGAAAGGCGAGCTTGACGATCACTGCATCTCTTCCTGACCCATTGACGCAGCACCTGCGCCGACCAGGCCTGCAGCGCCCACGCCATACAGTGGATGCGTGCGACGCACCAGGCTGTCTCGCACCACTTCTTCAGGCGTCTTGCCAGTGACTCGAGCGGTGCGCTCGATCGCCTCGTTAACGTGCTGAATCATTGGTTTCCCGCTAGTGCCCTTTGCGCCTGCCCAGGCCACGTCCTGGAAGTTGACAGGCTTGACGCCTTGGGTCTTGGCCACGTCGTTCAAGACCTGCTCCATCACGCCGTAGGAATCACCAGGCGGCACAACCATTCCAGGCTTGTACAAACCGCTCATTTGCTCGTCAATCGTCGGACGATCGAGGTGGCCCATGAAGTTGGATGCAAAGTTGAATCGTTTGGGCGTGTCAGTCGTTAAGCCGGCGCCCTGGTTAATGACCTTGTCGTACATGGCCATGTTGCCGCTTGCATAGCGGCCACCGATTGGGTACGGCATTTCATGCGCAGCCTTCGGCATTTGCTGGCCGTTTTTGCGCAAGAAATTGCCGTAGTAAGACATCAGCAAATTGGCTGTCGGATCAGCGCCGCCTGTAGTGGCCGCCATCGCTACAGGGAATGCTTCCTTGTATTCGGCGCGGCCAACTTTGGGGCCGTACTCTTTGATGAATTCCTTCTCGAGCTGGCCGGTGGCGTACCAGTCTTTTGTCAGCGGGTCCTTGTTGCCGCGAAGGAACGCAGCCCGCAAGTTTTCCCTGATCTCTGGCGTGTCAAATTCCTGCTTCCACTTGTCAATCGTGGCTTGCTTTTTTGGCAGCGCGTCGGTGACAGTCGCGCCCTGCAATGGGTACTTGCTTGCATCGGCGTAGGTTCGTTTTGAGACGTCGAAATAAGGCGTGTAGTTACCCTTGTCGATTTCCTTTTGAGCGGCCTTGCGAACCTTCTCAACGGCAAGCGCCTCGGCAGAATTTTCTTTCTGCAAAAACTCTTTGCCTGTCTTTTTATCTTTGGCCAGCACGGCAGGCGCTGTGTCTGGGTATTGCTTGGCAATCTTTGCTCGGTCATAGCCAACATCGTCGGCCTTGCTTGCCGCTGCCTCAAGGGCCTCGCGTATTGATGGCGTCGCCTCCTCGGCAGCCTTGCCGCCCTTACGCAGCTTGTTGACGCCCTTGGTCACACCGCCAACGACGGGGATCATTCCTAGACTGGACAAGGCCATGCCCAGCTTGTCGTCTTCACGCCTGGCACGCTCAAAGTCGCGCCCTGATGTTGCCGTGCCAACTACTGGCACAAAGCCCGAGGCGATGTCGATGGCCGTGTCGGCCAGGTCACCGTCTTGGGGAGTGTCTAGCGATGTGAATTTCCGCGCACGATCGCGCAGGGCTTTGACAATCGTTTCGTAGTCCATTTTTTACTCCAAAGTCAGCGTGTATTGCGTGTGCTCGTACAGTCGCAAGATCTCATCGATCGTGTTCTGCAGCGACGTCTCGTCCTTCTCGCAGATCTGATAGCGATACATCTCGATCCACTCGCAGCGAAAATCAATCAGGTCGCGGATGTCGCTGTCGTCACCGTTTTCGCGCTTGATCGTCATGCGCGTTTTGTAGTAGCCCTGGTACTGCTCGACAAAGCCGTCGATTAGCTCGAGCAGCTCGTCATAAAACTCATTCAGTGCCTTGTGCTCAGCAAAGCTCTTGGTCTTCCAGTGCGCGATGTGCGCAGCGTCACGATCAAATAACGCTTTGCTGACAAATTCTTCTGCTTTGTTCATGTGTTACCTCACTGCATTGGACCGCCGGCTTGCGGCATCTGTGGGACGGGCGCTGGCATCTGTGGCTGCGCGGGTGGAAGCTGTGGCTGTGGCTGCAAAACGCCCATTGCACGCAACTGGGCCTCTTTGCCAAGCGCGTCCATTTGGGTGTCTTTGGCCTTGGCCATGCGCTGTGCGGCTCCGGCTTGTTTCTCGGCCACCTCGGCCTCTTGCAGAGGGTTGGGTTTTGGCTGAGGCATACCCTGCTGCTTGAGCGAGGAGATGGCCTGGTCCAAAACGCTCTCGATCTGCGTCGAGACGCGGAACTTGGAGACGCTCCACTGCAAGAGTGACATCAAAACAGGCGCCGCTTGAGGCACTTGCTGCGCCATCGGCGCCACCTGAGAGATGAACGCGCCAAGGCCCTGCATGAACTGCACAGCTGCGTCACGTTCTGCTGCCCAGTCGAGTGCGGCCATTGAGTCGGCCTCGATGTTGATGCGGTACTCGTTCATTTCCTCGTCCTTGAGAAGCTGAACGGCCTGCATGGCCAGCGGTGCATCAGGCGTGCGCTCGATGTTGCTTCGCTTGATGATCGTCTCGGGCTGGAAGTGCTTGCAAATGATCTCTGCCTTGATGCGCAGGGCCTGCGTAATCCAGTCAGCAATGTAGAACTGCTTGAGCTGAATACGCGTCGAGCCAAACTGAGCCTTGATCTGCTGGGCAGCCGCGGTCTCAGAGGCCTTGGAGCTGCCGCGCATGATGTCGGAGACACCCAGGACCTCGTAGATCTGCGTGACTTTGTCTTGACGGTATTGGCGAAGGTGATCGATGGCGTTCACCACCTGGTCGATCGGTGCAAAGTCAACCTGGCCCTTAACACCGCCGCGCTCGGCAAACATCGCCCAGTTGTCCACGGGGATCAGCTGGTTTTCGGTGGTCTGGTTGTAAAGCCTTTGGATGCCCTCGGCGCTCTTGTCATAGACGCCGGCCACACGCGCAGCTCGAGTGAGCCAGGTGATGCGGGTGTTGATCTCGTCTAGCTCATTGAACTGATCCTGAGCAAAGATGTAGTCGGCCCGAGGCATAAAGTTGCTCGAGGTGACGTTCGCGGCCAGGGGTTTCGGGCAGGGGAAAAAGCCATCGAGACCAAGTGGGTCGTCTTTGACGTCCAGGATGATGTCGCAGCTCTTGGCGTACCAGTAGACCTTGCGTTTTTCCTTGCACCAGATCTCGAAAACTTCTGCCTTGCTCCAGGGGTCGTGCTTCGGTGACTGGTCGTTGACTTGGTCCTTTTTGCTGTAGTTGCCAAGCGGCACTTGCGCAGCGATCACCTCGCCAAAGCGGGCCACCAGTTGGTCTTTGGTCATGAACACGCGGCGGGCAACCCAACGAACTTCGTGCCAGGTGCGTGCGGGGGAATAGAAAAAATCTTCCCAGTAGATGTAGTCGCAGGGGGCGTCTTCGTTGACGATGCGCTCAGCCTCTTGCGCAGGGCTGAGTTCTTGGCCGTACTCGTCAAAAACCGCAGGGATCTCGTAGGGCTCGGTCGTCACCTCGTAACGCAGCCAGATCTGGCCACATCCGACAACAAGCCAGTCCTCGATGCCCTGGCGAACTGCTGAGTCCCACGCAGAGACGTTGTCGTCAAAAGCGCGATTGAGCAAACGCTGCAGCATCGTGCCGGAGACGCGGGCGACGTCGTCGTCATAGTCCTGGAAGGAACGCGCCACGTCAGCCTTCGGTGGCCGGGCGTAGAGCATGGACAGCAAGACCTGCATCGTTGACCAAAACAAGTTGACCTTGCTCTCGTCTTTGGCATACGCGTCGCGCTTGTCCAGGTAGCGCTGCGTGATGCGGTTCGCGTCCTGGTGAAACTTCAGCAGCTCCTGCTGCGAAGCCTGAATCTCGGTCTGCCACTTTTGGGCCAGGCCGTTCGGCGTATTCGCGAAATCGCTTTCGCTGTTAATCGATGCGCTATTACTCATCATCCAACCCTTCCAGACTGCACCGCTTGGCAGTCCCAAATGTCATTAAGTGCAAAGGCGTAGCTCGCGCCACCTTTGGGCAGTGATGAGATTGTAGTAACACGGCTCGATTTTCTCGACGTTGGGCGCGCAGCAAGAGCCAGGTATCTGAACGAGTCAGACGCGTGTGAGTGCTGGTCGTGCTTGGGCCTGTTGCGGTAGGTCTGCGTCTTCTCATCCCACTCGCGCATGTACGCACGCAGGTGCTCGAGGCCCTCGTAGGTCTTCTCTTCGTCGAAGTAGCACGTCGGGATCGTGAGCCTTGCCGCCTCGATGCCGTCTTGCAATGACATCTCGGGCACCAGGTTTGGCCGGATGCCGTTGGCCAGGAATTGCTCGATGATCGACTTGCCGGTCTGCAGCGACTTGGCGCGTGCGTCGTGCGGCAAAAAGATGCCTTTCGGGTTGACCAGGTATGGCCGGCTCTTGACCCAGTCGATGTAGTGCTGGATCGGCTGGTTGTCGTCCTCCATGAAGTCAACGATCCGAATGCCGTCACGCGTCTCCTGCCAGCCCCACCAGGAGCAGCTGTCGGTGTAGCCAAGGTCAGCGACCAGGTTCACAGGGAACGCGGGATCGACGGGGTGCTTGCCGATGCGGCCCTCGTTGTAGGCCTCACCGATCTGCTTGGCGAAGTAGGCGCCTGGCACGGCAGCGTCAAAGCTGCACTCGTACTCGACCAGGAACGCCTCCTCGGTCATTTGCGCCTTGGCGTCGCGCAGCTCGTCGGGGTGGATGATCCCGGTCTTGCTGGCCGGCAGCTCGAGAAGCAGGTGCGTCTCTGGATTCATGCGGGCTTCTTCGCGCAGGTTCCAGAACATGTTTTTACCCGCGGGCGTGCCGGCAAAGATTGCCCAGCCGCGTCGATCGGAGAGCGCCGGCCTGAGCACCTTGTACCAGGCGCTCGGTCTGATCTGGCCGACCTCGTCCAGCACAACGCCGTCGAAATACATTCCGCGGAGGGCATCGTAGTTATCGGCGCCAGCGACGTAGATCGTTGACTCACCGCCGTGGCCGTTGTTGATCGTGATCTTGAGCTCGGACTCGTTGGGCGGTTTTGACCACATCGGACGCGTCAGGTCCTTGAGGTAGGTCCATGCCACACGCTTGGCCTGGTCGCGCTGCGGAGCCATGTAGGCAAACTGTGGTTTTGGCAGTGCCGTCTCGAGCGCCCCGATCACCAGGTCAGCGCACATGGCCACCGTTTTGCCGCAGCGGCGATGCGCCACGACGCAGACCCAGCGCTTGTCGCGGTTGTGCAGCGGCGTGAATACGCTGCGGGGGACATACTCGTTGAGGTTCACTTGGTGAGCCTCTCGAGCTCGCGGTCGATGTACCAGCGCGCCTTGCGCAGGTCTTCCACCGGGCTGTTGCTCTTGAGGCCTGCGCGCCAGATGTACTTCATCGCGTTGCCAAGGCAGAAGTTCATGTGCTCGGTCACTTGGATGCACTCGACGCCTGAGGGGTGCTCGGTGTAGTGCGAGGGGTGGTTGACGGGGTCGTGTTGAGAATTACTCATAATGTCTTTTTTGGTTGGTGAATTTTGGGGCGGGGCCCCTGCTCGCGCCGCCCGCCCCCCTGCCGATCGATGGGGGGTGGGGGTCTGGGAATTCCTGGCCCAAGATCGGGCCCAGGCTTGCGCCAGATCCACGCAGGAGACGCGATCGCCTGGCGGCCAAGGGCGTGGTAGCGTCAGTCACCTTGCGCGCCTCCTGCGGCCTTTGGCTCCTGCCCCCCGCCGCCGTCTGCCTGCCCTGCCGGCGTGTCAATCGGATCGATGATCCGGTACTTGCCTGCCGAATCCCTTTGCATATCAATGACTTGCGTGACCGGCTCTGCAATTTGTGTCGTTGTTGCGCCAATGTTGCGCTGGCCAAGCCAGGATAGCTGCACCTGAATGCCGCCCTCTACGTTGGCGTTGATCTGAGTCGGCAGCACCTTGCTCACCAGTCCGACGAACGCGGCGCGGTCTGAGCTGTTGCCTTGAGCGAGCCTGGCCAGATACGCGGCGCCGCCGACCTCATCGAACGCCTCGAGCACGGCCTCGCGCAGGTTCGTCAGCCGGTTCTTGACGTTGCGCGGCCTCCCTGGGCCCGCCGTCCCGTCTCCGACGCGAGTTTTCTCGGCGTTATTTCCGCCATTTATGTGAGCATCCGCTAACGTTGGAATGTGAACGTCATCCGCCGGCATTGCAGCCTTTAAGACCGCGTCTTGCAGCTTCTGGCCAATGTCATCGTGTGTCTTTGTTTCCATGCTTCGATTTTCTCATCACGCATTGCCCGCGATTGCCGCGAACAACAAAAACACCAGGAAGCCTTCCCAGCCTCCAATGGCCCAACCAGCGACCGCGGCGCAGATGTACAACGCCAAGGCCAGCTCATCTTTGGCCTGCTCGGCCTTCACTGCTCTGAACTCTGTTTCTGACATTTCCTCAATCCTTTCCAAATTTGCACCGCACCCCACCCCTATATATCTAAGTGAGTGCGGTGCACATTTTTCACACTACAGGTAGTGCTTTTGCACCGCACCCCTTGGGGGGGTGCAGTGCATGCATCTCACTGCTCCTTACCCTGCACCTTACTTGCGGTGCAGTGCGGTGCAGATGGCACTCGAGCAGGGCAATCTCTGCCCTGATTGCAGTTGCCGTAGCATGGTGGGCAGGTCTTTTTGAAGATCTTGTCCCAGTTGTCCTGGTAGCCATTGCCTGGTCTGCGGTCTGACCCTTTGCCGCCGTCACTTGATGCCATTGCGTTTCTCCAATCGTTTCAGTGCAGGCGCAATGAGCTTGGCCACCCACCACGCTGTTTTGTTTTTGATCTTGATCCTGACAAGGTGCAGGTGCTTGCGTTGCCTGACTTTCATGCTTTGCCCTCCAGGATCTGCAGCGCTGCCTGGAAGCCAGCCAGGCCTCCGACGCGCTGATCCCCGATAAAGATCTGAGGCATCTGCCTGGCTTCTGGATACTCGGCCATGAAGTTGGCCCTGCGCTCACCGACCTCGATGTCCACCTCCTGGACCTCAAAGCCTTTGACATGCGCCAGCTTCTTGGCAGCCACGCAATTGGGGCAGTTGGCCTTTGTGTAGATCGTGACTCTCATTTCTTTGGTCTCCTTGTTGCTCTATGCGTCCAGCAGGCTGCGCAGATCCATCTGGCCGCGCTCATCTGCACACCGCCCTCTGGCGGCTTTAACTCTTCGCACTTGTTGCACAGCTTGAACTTGTGCATGTTCTTTGATGACTTGGGCATCTCGATTTGGTTTTTCACAAAGCTCATGCGTCAGCCTCCTCACGCTGTGCCCAGTTGGGTGGAGCTCCAGATCCAATGGCCACACGCGTCTGACCTGATTGAGTGAGCACCACGCGCTGGCCTGACATGCGGTTGGCTTTCTTGTAGGTCTCGAGAGCCACCAGGCCCTCACGCTCAAGGTCGCGCATGATTCCAAAGAAGGCTTTGCGGTCCAGGTGGTTGGGGAACTCTGTGTCGTCTGCCAGGACGTTGTAGATGTTGGAGCGCGGTGAGTTGCTGCTCATGGATAGGTTGACGCCTGCTGCCACTGCACGACCGACTAGTTTGAGAATCGCAGCGCGTTGTGTATTTCGCACCAGTGATTGCGCAGCTTTTTGGCCTGGAATGGTTCCAAAGCGCTTGAAGACTTTGGCGACTGAGTCGAACTCAATGCGCAGCTCTTCTTGCAGTGGTCCCAGGTTGCACTTTTCATGTCTGAGCACAACGGTGTCAGCATCACGCACCATCGCCCAGCGCGAGCGAGCTGAGTTGTTCCAAGCTGTAGATCCTGAAAACGTCGTGTTGCTATCGAGCCCTGCCCCACCGCGCACGCTCGCCTTGTCAACGTGCGCCAGCAGCAGGACCGCTGCGCGTGTGACGTTGGCGATCAGGTTCAGAGCCCGCATGAAGCCGCGGACCTCTGTTCTGTCGTTCTCGTTAGACGCAAAGACGTCAGAGGCGTTGTCGATGATCACGACGTTGGCCTTGCTGGCCACAGTCACATCGGCCAGCCACTGCATGCGCTCAGTTATGGCGCCGTCCTTCCACAGAATGCAGTCAGCCTGGGTCAAGTCATAGACGACCAGGCGATCGCGCAGCTCTGACATTAAGATGCCAAGGTCTTGGCAGATGTTGGCCACGCGAAAGTGCACGGTGCGTGCCTCGTCTTCGCCGGAGAGGATCAGCACCTTGGATGGCTTTGTCTCGATGTCGAACAGGCTCATCCCATGAGCCATTGCCACGCCCAGCTGCAATGACAGGTTGGACTTGCCCACGCCGCCGTTGGCGCTAAGCAAAGTGACTGTGCCCTCGGGCAGCCAGCCCTCGTAGCGCCAGTTGGTTGGCTCTGGCTGTGTGTGCTCAAGCACGCCCCAGTCCATCGGCTGCAGGTCGCCCTTGACCTCTGGCACTGGCTCATCAGCTGAGCCACCAGGCATGGATAGATTGACAGTGATGCTCGGCGGCTGGCGCTCCTCGGGTGCGAACTTCTCAGCACTCTTGACTGCGCGTGGGATCTCGGCGCGTCTGGTTTCCCAGCGACGCATCTCCTCTGGATCGCCTGGCCGGTTCTCATCCATCAGGCTGTAGAGAAAGTCCACAGCTGCACCAGGGAACATGCCACCGGCCACAAGAGAAGCGGCCAAGCGCGTGATGCTTTCGTGATAGACGCGGGCACCTGGGTTGGGATCTGTCAGGCCGGCGATCATCTCGCCTGCATGAGTTGTCGCGCCAGTAGTTGAAGACTTGGTTGTCGGCAGCTGTGCAGCAATGCGCAGACTGTCTAGGTCAATTCCGATGGCCGCGCAGGCATCGTCCAGGCTCCAGCGAATGTTTGGCTGCCAGACCTCGAGCTTGACTTTCCACTCGCCGGCAGCGCGTGGTTTTGTGTTCATGCCATTGGGCAGGCGAACGTATCGCACGCAGGCATTGCCCGAGGCGTCATTGCTCCTACCGCGGGCGGCCAAAGCCGACATAAGACGGTCGATCAATACTTTGTTCGAGGTATCAGCGTCTTCCCCGTCGAGGAATATGCCTACTTGAAACTTGCCTGGGCTGGTTTGCAAAGCGTAAGAAAAGCCTTGCACATCAGACAGTTGGACGTCGTCTAAGACAAGCACCGCGAGTCGGACAAAAGCCGACTTGTTTCGAGCAATTTCACCGTCTGGTGTTGCCGTCAAAACTGACGTGCAGAAGTAGGTGTTGTCTTGGACAGAACGATCGATCAGGGCCGCTTGATTAGGCAGGCCCTTGTATGCGCGGCCTGACCACACTGCTGGGGGCGCGTTGTTTGGATCAGCGCGGAACGAGCACACCCAGCCGTGGGTGCCTGGCTCCATCTCGCCATAAATTTCCGCAAGGAAGTCACTGTTGGTCATTGTTGATGCCTCAATGACCATCTCAAACCTCAACGGCGGCAAGCTCCTCGAGAGTGATGTCAACGCCTTGCTGGCGTGCCATCACAACCAATGCGGACCAATACCGCTGCGGGATCACGCCGCCAGTGCCACCAGGCTTTGGCTGACACCAGCGCGAAAGGGTTGATTTATCAAGATTTAATGATTCGGCCACACTGGCCTTGCCACCTAACTTCTCGATGACACCGAACGCCGGCTCGAGTGTGTGAATTGTGGGGATGCTCACCTGATTTCTCCTTTTTGTAATCATCAATTGAGATTGACTCATCGTGGAGTTTATGTCACTATGCATTCCCCTTAACAAGAATTCGGGTGCAGATTAGAAACAGTATGGAAAACACGATGAACACACAATGGTTCAAAGACCGACTTAAAGACAAACAAATCTCACAGAGGGGGCTTGCTAAATTGTTAGATATTGACCCTGCAGCGGCCTCTTTGATGCTGCGCGCAAAAAGAAAAATGACAACGCACGAAGCGCATCAGATTGCAACAATATTGGGTCTGCCACTCAATGAAATTATGCGCAACGCTGGCATTGAAGTGATTGATGATGTACGTCGTGTTCCGATCACGGCCTACATGGACGAGCATGGTGTTGTCTCTCTCATGCCTGCGCGCACACACGACACAGTTGTTGGCCCTGCCGACTGCCCCATCGGCACTTACGCGATCCAAGTGCGCTCACCCGCAACGATCAAGGACGGCTGGCTGGTGTTTGTAAACCCGACCCAAGCGCCAGCTGCGGACAACATTGACAAGCTGTGCTCGACGGCTACAGCTGAAGGCAAGCAGATCGTTGCAGTGGTTCGCCGTGGTTATAGGCGCGACACCCACAACTTGATTTTGTGGCCCAGCATGGAAGTCCTGGCTGACTGCAATGTCGCCTGGTCATCCCCAGTTCTCTGGATCAAACCTTAATTTTTTAAGCATTAGGGTTTCCCCTAGTGATTTTTGTTGATCTTGTTGTTGTGATTTTCGCATCATTGATATATATTCACAACATGTTTGATTTAACGCAACAGCAAGAAAGAACGCAAATGCTTAAACCCAGCCACTTCCAAACCCCCCGCACCCTCGCTGACTGCACCTTTCCGGTCGGTTACGCAGACAAAGAACCCGTCCTCGAATCAATCCTTGGCTACTGCCTGGCACTGGCCATCGGCGTTGGCCTTGCAGTCCTCCTCGTTGCCTGGTGGAGCAGTTGAACTGCCCAAGATGCGGCACTTGGACAGAGGTTCTGGAAACCAGAACTAAGCAGGACAACACCAAGCGACGCAGATACCAGTGCGCAAACCTGCACCGATTCACAACGATAGAACTGATCAACGAAAAAGTTTTCCCTGAAGTACCCCAAAAAAAGAAGCAGTAATTTTTTAAACCCACGACTGGACCCACAACTATGAACACAGACGAACTAGCAACAAAGTGGCGAGAAGCCAAACAACGCGAAGAGGCGGCCCGCAATGACCGGGTTGCCATTGAGCAAGAGATCATTGAAATGCACCCTGCTAAAGAAGAAGGCGCGGTCACAGTGCACACAGCAGGTGGGAACAACATCACCCTCACCGGCAAGTTAACTTACAAAGTTGACATCGAAAAACTGACAGCTCTCACGGGTAGCTGGCCAGCAGAGATTCGGCCCCTCAAGACCAAGATTGAGGCCGACGAAACCAAACTGAAAGCATTGCGCAATGACGTGCCCAAGCTCTGGGCTGAGATTGCGGCTGCTGTAGAAACCAAACCCGCGAAAACTGGGGTTGCAATTAAGTTTAAAGAATGAGCAGCGGTGAACAGCTGCGCGACCAGGGCATCACGCTGGTCCTCGACAACGCTGCTGACTGGGCCCTGGTGTCACAAGTCAACTTCACCTTCTGGCTTGAGCATGTGGCTCCCACAGAGTTCAGCATTGAAGACTTCCGCATCTACGCGGCCAAGAATGGCATGCCAGAGCCGCACCACCCCAACGCATGGGGCGCGATGAGCAAACGCTTTTCTCACCTAATCCAGCCAGTTGGCTACACACAGAGCCGGCGCCCCGCTGCTCACTCTCGTTTAACTCGTACTTATAGAAGGGCCTGATCATGGCATTCGATCTCTCATCCATTTCGCGCACCAAGCGCATGCGCGCTCCCAAAATTGTCATTGCCGGCCCAGGCAAAATTGGCAAGACAACCTTTGCTTCCCAGGCGCCAAACGCTGTCGGCATCTTGACTGAGGACGGCGCTGACGCGGTCGATGCTTCGGCCTTTCCGTTGTGTTCTTCGCTATCCGATGTTTATGCCGCAATAGGAACGCTGCTCAAAGACAAGCACGACTTTGAGTCTGTGTTCCTGGATTCCCTCGACTGGCTTGAGCCATTGCTGCACCAGCATGTTTGCGAGGCCAACAAGTGGGCATCGATCGAGGCGCCTGGTTACGGCAAGGGCTACATCGCTGCAGCTGAAGAGTGGCGCACGTTGCTCTCAGGCCTGGAGGCTCTTCGCGCCCAACGCAACATGGCCATCATTTTGATCGCGCACGACAAGATCAAGCGCTTTGAGTCTCCCCTGCATGAGGGCTACGACCAATACACATTGAAGTTGCACGACCGCGCTGGCGCTCTTGTCCAGGAGTGGGCAGACGTCATTGGCTGGGCCAACTACCGCGTCGTCACAACTCAATCAGACGCCGGCTACGGCAACAAAGAAACAAAGGCCCGCACCACGGGCGAACGAATCCTTCACGTCGAACCGCACCCCGCTCACATGGGTGGGAACCGCTTCGGTTTGAAGAATATGCCTCTCAGCTGGGAAGCATTCGCTGCTGCACTTGCGGCCAACAACTAAGCCATCAACCAGGAGAAACCACATGGCCTTATTCAACTTCAACGCTGCCACTGTCGAACCAATGCAGGCGCGCTCCTTCGAGCCGCTGCCCAAAGGCGACTACGAAATGATGATCGTCAAATCAGACGTCAAGCCAACGCAGGCCGGCACCGGTCACTACATTGAGCTCGAGATGCACGTCCTGAACGGTGAGCACTCAGGCCGCCGTCACTGGGAGCGCTTAAATGTCGACAACCCAAACAAGACAGCGCAAGACATTGCCAACGCGGCCCTGGCCTCTCTTTGTTATGCCATTGGCATCGAGGACATGACAGAGACAGAGCAGCTGCATGACCAGCCGTTTGTTGCGCATGTGGAGATCGACAAGAAAGATCCAACTCGTAACCGCGTCATGGGATATGCCACCGCAGGCGCGCCAGCAGCTAAAGCAGCAGCGCCAGCAGCACGGCCCGCGGCTGCAGCTCCAGCTAAGAAGCCCTGGGGTTGAACATGGCGCGAGTGCCCGAGTCACAGCACACAACGGCCACCGCCATCGTGCGGTGGTACGAGAGCAAGCCACAAGAGCACCGCCCACACATGGGCGCGTCGCTGATTGGCCACCAATGCAATCGCTACATCTGGCTGACATGGCGCTGGGCGCTCAAGCCTGAATTTTCAGGCCGCATGCTGCGCCTGTTCAGCACCGGCCAGCGCGAGGAATCACGCCTGGTCGAAGAGCTGCGCGGCATCGGCGCGACTGTGTGGGACCGTGATCCAGACACTGGTGATCAGTTCCGCGTATCGGCCTGCAATGGCCACTTCGGTGGCTCACTTGATGGCGTTGGCAAAGGTTTGCCAGAGGCGCCCAAGTCCCCATGTGTGCTCGAGTTCAAGACACACAACGACAAGTCATTCAATGACCTGTGCAGCAAGAAAGTGCAAGGCGCAAAGCCGCAGCACTACGACCAGATGACGGTCTACATGGGGCTGATGGAGATCGATCGCGCCATGTACATGGGCGTGAACAAGAACAACGACGACGTCTATTGCGAGTGGGTCCATTTTGACAAGGACCACTTTGCAGTGCTGATGGATCGCGCACAGCACCTGATCGAGCAGACAGCATCACCAGAGCCATTGAGCCGCGACCCAAGCTACTACATCTGCAAGATGTGCAGCTTTCACAAACACTGCCACGGCGGCATGGCTGCCGAGATGAACTGCCGCACTTGCTGTCATTCCTCACCCGTTGAGAACGCGGCGTGGCAATGCGTCAAGTTCAGAAAGCAGTTGACTGACAAAGCGCAGCGCGCAGGCTGTGAGGCTCACCTGATGATCCCCTCGCTGATCCCCTACGCGGAAGCAATCGACGGCGGCGAGTCATGGATTGCCTACAAGCACCGTGAGACTGGTGCGACGTTTGTGAATGGCCAAGAGACGATTCAAGAGTACGGCCAGAGCTTCTCGAGCAAAGAGCTGCAATTGTGTCCAGGCACATTGATCTCTGAAGTGGCCGCGCTCAAGGAACAGTTTCCAGGCAGCACGGTTGCAAGCGGAAGTCTTCTAACAATTTTTGATGACCTGGCCACGCATCCTGATGACATCCCAGTCAAGAAGGACAACCCAACCAAGGCAGAAACCAGGCGCAAGACAACCGCTGCAGTTGAGGCAATGAAACGTTTCGGAGAGACGCGATGATCAAGAATGTCTGCATCTATGTGAGCCTGTGGTGTGCCAGCCTGGTCATCATTGGCTTGATTGCCAAGGCCACTTACTACGTCTTCATGTTGGGGTGGAACGCGCTGTGACCATCATCGACATGATCAAAGAACGCACGATTGAGGTGGGCGATTGCTGGGAGTGGCAAGGCGCTTTGCAGGCGTGTGGAACAACACCCACGATTCGTCACAAGCAGCGGACCATGTCTGTGCGTCGATTGATCATGGAGGTGCAGGGCTATTCGCTTGAAAGCAAAGTTGCCACATGCACATGCGGCAATCACTTGTGCGTCAATCCTGAGCATGTGGAAATCATCACCAGGAAAAAACTCACAAAGCGAGTCGCATCACAAATCAGGCGCTCAGTCAGCGTGATTCGCATGGCCAAGATTTCATCAGTGGCGCGTCAACACGCAAAGCTCAACGAGCAGTTGGCTGAAGAGATCAGGCAGGCCGATGGCACACAGCGCGAGATCGCCAAACGCTTTGGCGTGAGCCAGGCCACCGTCAGCGTGATCAAACGCGGCAAGACCTGGCGCGACTACAACAACCCTTTCGCTCAGCTTATTGGAGCAAGTAACAAATGAATTTTTTAATTGGTATTGATCCAGGCGCGTCCGGCGCCGTTGCGATCCTGGAGAAGAGCGGAAAGCTGGTCCATGTCTTTGACATGCCATCAGTCGAAGTCATGGCCGGTGGCAAAGCCAAAAAGCGCGTGAGCCCTGAGATGCTGGCCGCCGAGCTCAAGCTCTACGCCGACCAGGGCGCCACAGCTGTGGTCGAGCAAGTGGGCGCGATGCCTGGGCAGGGCGTGAGCTCCATGTTTGCCTTTGGTGAATCGTTTGGCTTGGCCAAGGGAGTCCTGGCCGGCCTGGGCATCCCGACCAGCACCGTGACGCCTGGTAAGTGGAAAAAAGCAATGGGAGTCAACGCAGGCAAGGACGGCAGCCGGGCCAAGGCAGCGCAGCTGTGGCCAACCCAGGCAGGCGAGTTCAAGCGCGTCAAGGACGATGGCCGCGCCGAGGCAGCGCTAATTGCCGAATGGAGCCGTCTTAACTGACACATGTTGACATTTCCGATGATAGTTGAGACAATCTCATCATCAAATTAAGGAGTCCCAAAAAATGGCACTTATTCTCAGAGGCGAAAACTATTGGATGGACGTCCAGATCAATGGCAAGCGGTTGCGCGAATCATTGAAGACTGGCGACAAGAAGCTGGCCCAGCAGCTGCACGACATGCGCAAGGCTGAGCTCTGGCGCGAGGGGGTCCTGAAGGAGAAGCCCAAGAAGACATTCAAGGAGGCCTGCGCACGCTGGGTGGTCGAGCGCGCACACAAGCGCTCACTGCCTGATGACGAGCTCAAGATCAAGTTTCTCCTTCCAAAGATAGGCACTGTCCTGCTGTCTGAGCTCACTCGAGACAAGATCGAAAGCGTGCTGCCCAAGGAGGTTGCAGGCGCCACCAGGAACCGCTACCGCGCCCTGATTCGGGCCATGTTGCGTGCTGCTGAGCGTGAGTGGGACTGGCTTGACCGCGCCCCTATCCTCAGAACAGAGGCAGAACCAAAGCGCCGCGTCGCATATCTGACACGCGAGCAGGCCGAGGTTTTGATCGCTTGTCTCCCGGAAAAGTATCGGATGCCAGTCCGTTTCGCTTTACTCACCGGGTTGAGAAGATCGAATGTTTTTGGCTTGACCTGGGAGGCTGTGGATCTGGACAACAGCATGGTGCATGTGGCCGCGGAAGACGCCAAAGCTGGCCAGCGCATCCTGGTCCCGCTCAACAAGTCGGCCAAGGCACTGCTGGAATCCTTCCCTGAGCCCCGCAAAGGGCGCGTGTGGGGCGATATGGACCGCGTCTGGGCCAACACCTGGACAGGCGCCTGCAAGCGCGCTGGCGTGCCTGGCTTTCGTTTCCATGATCTGCGCCACACCTGGGCGTCCTGGCACGCTATGGCAGGCACTCCCCTGTCGGTGCTCCAGGAGCTGGGTGGCTGGCACTCGCATGAGATGGTGCAGCGCTACGCCCACCTGTCGCCAGAGCACCTGGCGAATGCTGCTGAGCGCGTTAACTTTTGAGGGGGCTGGGGTGGCCGATGGGACTCGAACCCACGACCGCTGGAATCACAATCCAGAGCTCTACCAGCTGAGCTACGGCCACCATTGCTTTGAATCTACGACACAAAAATGTCACAACAATTCAAAAATCACAACTGGGAAATGCCGAAAGCCTTGATTCTATTGGGGTGGCTGATGGGGCTCGAACCCACGACAACAGGAATCACAATCTGAAAATACCAAAAAAAGCCCCCAGTTACGGGGGCAAAGGTGCAGATGGCAACTGCTCTGTCACAAACTAATGGCACAAAAATGTCACATTTATTCTTCCTCGGTTTCCATCGAGCTGAGGAACAAGGCCTTCTCAGCCTTGCGCCGCTTAACTAGGCCCGGCAATTCTTTGCCGCCGCCGCGAGTCCACTGCATGAAAGCCTCCGCAGCGCCCTCCCAATCCTCACGTCCGATCTTCATCCGAATAGTGGAACGCTGAAAGTTTCCCAGCCCGGCATTGAACGCAAAGCTGGTACACGCGTCAAAAGCGCCTTGATTGCCAAGTAGATTGGGAGCAAGTCGTAGAACACCACGCTCAAAACTAGCGACGTCACTTGCGAATAGCGCATCGATCTCTTGTTGACTCCAAACACGGCTGTCCTCCGGTCTCAGTGGGTACTCCTTGCGGATCACGGGGCTGTGGATCTCCTTCACCCGCACCATTGGCAGCCTGATCTGCTCCTGGTAGAGCACATGGCCCCAGCCGATCGTCCAGATGTGCGCGGGGCATAGGTAGGGCCGGTTTCGGCAGCCCTCGTACTGGTGCATGAGATCTGCACCGGCCTTGCTCAACTTCACTTCTTGCTCCAGCTGCGTGAGCCAAACCAGAAGCCAATGATCCCGCCCAGCATGGCCATCTCGTCAGAGCTGAAAATGATGTCCGAGAGGCGAATCAGGTCGTCCATGTTGATGACTAGGCCAGGGTGCTGGTAGACGTAGAAGGCGATCCAGGCGTTAATCGCGCAAAGCTCAAGCACGAAGATGTAGGTCACGACTGGCCGCACAGTGCCAACGAAGTTGACGACCCAAGTGCTGGCTCGCTCCAAGACCTTCTTGTCGTGGTCATACGCGGCCACAGTCATCTGCGCGTCGGTCTGCATGGCGATCTGATCTGTGCGGATCTCCTCGACCCTCTGCTGCGCTGCAAAGCCCTTGGCCGCCAGCTCGAGCTCGCGCTCTGTCTGGACCCTGGCCAGCGCCAGCTCATGCTTCTGGTCAGCTTTGTTCTGGAAGTAGTCCAGGAGCTTAGGAAGGCCTGAGATCAGCAGGCCGCCAAGGGTTGAAAACAGAGACAGCATTTTTAAAGTCCAATCTTTTCAAGCAGTAAATTCACGATCTTGTTTGACAGGTCGTCAGGCAAGAACTTCAGGAAACCCAAAAACCACCAGGCCGCGCAGCCGTAGCAAATGATTTTGCAGAACAGGTTGAATTGCTTCTGGTACTCATTCATCGACCACAGCGGCGTGTTGTTTCGCAGAAGTCCATCAGCTCAACGACGCCGATGAAAACCAGAAGCACAACGAACGCGATGCCGCCAATGAGCGCGGCCATCTCCATCTGCTCCTGCTCTTTTTCCTTGCGCTTCTTTTCCTCTGCCTTGAGCTTGCGTGCCTCATGAGCGTCGTCGGCGTCCATCTGTGCCTGGCGCTGCTTAATCTTTGCCCAGACGTCGGCGCGGCCAGTAGCCTGGAACAGCATCATCAGCTCAGCTTCAAAGCGCTTGGCCTCGTCCAAGGCCATCTCGATTTGTAAGGCTGTGCCAAGGTTTGATTTGTTGCCGGATCTCTTTGCCTCCACCATCGCCTTGGTGGCCACGCTCTTGGCGTCAAACATCTTGCCGATCATGGGCGCCAGGCCGCCTAGGTCATTGGCGACCTTGCTGGCCTTCTTGACCATGCTGATGGCTTTTTGTAGGCCTTCCAGGGCGCTGATTGGATCGATCACGATGGGAGCCTCCACTGGAAGACCATGACGTAGACCGACCACAGGATCAGGCCGCACATGGCGGCTGCAGAGATGAAAGCGATCAGCCAGTCTTTCATGGCGATCACTTAGGCAATGAGTTGTGACCAGCCAGCCACATAAACAGGCCAATCACTGCTGCGCCTGTGAGCCAGGCGAGCTTCTTTAAAACTGATTTACCGACTTCGGTGTAGACCTTGTTTAAGGCGACCTCGGCAGCACGCTCCGCGATCGCCTCGATCTGGTCATCAGTCAGTGGTACTTCCTTCATCGCCCGCCCCTTCAGAGTGCTTTGGGAGCTGCACTTCTGCCTGGGCGCGGATCTTGGCCGCAAGCGGCCAGACGTTTGTGTTTGTGGGCTGTGCGCCCATCATGTCCAGGACCGCGTTGACTTCGTTCAGCTCAAGTTTGAGAGTGATTTCCATGTTTATTCCTTGGTGGTTGTCGTGGGGTTTCTTTTTTACTATCGCGTGGCGATTATCGCATCGCCTACTTCAAGCAATTAGGCCTCTGATGTGAGAGCCGCAGCAGCCGCAGCCTGTGCCGCCTGATAAGCCTCAACAACCTCTGTTGTCCAAGCCGCATTGCAGATTGCAACAACATTAGCGGGAACTCCAGTTAAGTCTTGCGCTGGTGTCAGACTATTTCGATGATAAGTTTTGCTGATTTCGTTACCATCTTCCATGATGCGAGTTGCCTCACGATAGAGAATGATGCCGTTTTCTTGAACGACAATTTGGTCAACAGTTGTGATTTTAGTAAGTGACATAATGATTTCCTTTGGTTAGTGTCCGACTACGCTAATCTGGCGTAGTTAATTAAATAGAATATGTAAGAGAAAAGTAAAATCTTGTAGCTGTTGCTGAAATAGCAGAGCCTGCGTAAACAGAAGTAACGGATGCACCGCAAATTCCTAAGCCGCCTCCGTTATTATCTTGCATCCCTCCTGCGCAAAATAAACCAAGAGCTGCTGTAGTAAATGGCAGATTACTCGTAATAATTGCTTCTTTAGCGCAGGTAAGAGTTGAAGCTGCAAGTACTCCTTGCACAAAAACTTGTCTACCAATTTTTGTATAAGTTCCTGCTGAAGCGAATGTTCCTGTTACCGTCAAACCACTACCTTGGTTTGGTGTCCAATCGCCTTCTTCATAGTCATCTAGCGTATTAGCGTTTGTAGATGCTGATTGAGTTGCGGGGAATGTGATGCCTGTGCCTGATGTTGTGGGCGTTGCCGCACCAAGACCAAGATTTTTTTGAAGGCTTAAATTTCCACTTGCGTTAAATCGTCCTACTTCTGTATCAGAAGTACCTTGTGACCAAAGAATTG